TTGTTCAGGACATACTAGATTTAGAAAATCTTGTCCTCTTTGTCAGGAGCTAGTGGCATAATGGCTGGATTAAGTGCATCAGGATTAAAAACACAGATCAGAAGTTATACTGAAACAGACTCTAATGTATTAACAGATGCTGTTTTAGAGAATATAATCTTAAACGCACAGTACAGAATATTTAGAGATGTGCCTATAGACGCGGATAGAAAACAACAGTCCGGTAATTTAATTACAGGACAAGAAACAATCAATGCTCCTGCAGGATGTGTATTTATAAGAGGAATACAGGTTTATGATTCTACATCAGAAATTACAGGACCTAACATATGGCTAGAAAAAAAAGATATAACTTATTTACAAGAATACGTATCATCAACAGCATCTGCTAAAAGAGGTCAACCAAAATATTACGCTATGTTTGGTGGTGCTACGGGTGAGGCAGACACTAATTCAGGAAGAATGATGTTTGCTCCAGTTCCTGATACTACTTACAAATTTAGAGTACATTATAACGTTGCTCCAGCATTATTAGAGGGTGATAATACTAATTATATTAGTCTTAATTTTCCAAATGGACTACTATATTGTTGTCTATCAGAGGCGTATGGATTTTTAAAAGGCCCGATAGATATGTTGACATTGTATGAAAATAAATATAAACAAGAGGTACAGAAGTTTGCTAACGAGCAAGTTGGTAGAAGACGAAGAGATGACTATACTGATGGCGCTGTTCGTATTCCAGTAACCTCGGCAAACCCATAGGAGATTAAAACATGGCAATAACATCGGCAATTTGTAACAGCTTTAAACAAGAGATTTTAGTTGGAACACATAATTTTACCGCATCAAGTGGTAATACTTTTAAAATAGCTTTATTTACTAGTTCTGCATCTTTAGGTGCTAGCACAACTGCCTATTCGACAACAAATGAAATTTCAAATACGTCTGGGTCTGCATATTCTGCAGGTGGCGCAACGTTAACAAGTGTAACTCCAACTTTAGATTCATCAACTGCGGTTTGTGATTTTGCAGATGTAAGTTTTACCTCTGCAACTTTTACAGCAAATGGTGCTTTAATTTATAACTCTTCACAATCTGATAAAGCTGTTGCTGTTATCGCTTTTGGAGGTGATAAAACTGTAACCAGTGGAACTTTTACAATTCAATTTCCAACAGCAGACGCATCCAACGCGATCATAAGAATAGCGTAAAGGGGTAACGCGGTATGTCCGTTACTAGAACTTACACGGTAACGGTAGTAAGTACCGATTCAGGAAATAAATATTTTATTGATGGAGTTCAACAAGCTACCTTAGAATTAGTTGAAGGTGCAACTTTTCGTTTTGACCAATCTGATTCATCAAACGGTGGTCACCCATTAAGATTTTCTACAACAAGCGGTGGAACACACTCAGGAGGCAGTGAGTATACCACCAATGTAACCACTAATGGAACTCCAGGATCTTCTGGAGCTTACACACAAATAGAGGTGGCTTCTGATGCACCAACTCTATATTATTATTGTACTATTCACTCTGGCATGGGTGGACAAGCAAACACACCTAATGTTGATTTTTGGGGAGCAGGAAACTGGAGCGCCGGTCGATGGGGTATAACTGATGTATTTACAGTTGGTTGGGGTGCAAAACTTTGGAATTCATCAGGTTCTTGGGGCGATATGGGTGATGAAACAGTTTCTCCATCAGGTTTTTCTTTAACCTCATCCATTGGATCAGTTACCGTAGATGCAGAAATAAATTCTGGATGGGGTAGAGCAGCTTGGAATGATGATGCGTGGGGTATTCAAGGAGATATATTATTAACAGGTCAACAAGCTACAGCTTCTGTTGGATCAATCAGCCCTGCAGACGTGATGGGACTAACAGGAGTTTCATCAACGGCGAGTGTTGGATCACCTGTAGTTATAGGAGATATAACACAAGCAGTAACAGGTCAATCTTTAACAGCTTCTGTAGGATCTATATCTCCTGCAGATGTAATGGGACTAACAGGTCAATCTTTAACAGCTTCTGTAGGATCTATATCTCCTGCAGATGTAATGGGAGTAACTGGTGTTTCTGCAACGACATCACTTGGAACAATAAGTACAAATAGTAATCCAACTATTAGTGTAACTGGATTATCATTAACAAGTGCTGTAGGATCTTTAACTCCGGCAGATGTTATGGGATTGACAGGAGTTTCAGCAACTGCTAATGTTGGAACATTAACACCTGCAGACGTAATGGGATTAACAGGTCAAGCTGCAACGGTTTCTGTCGCTGAATTAGGTACTTCTGATAAGTTTGGAATTCAAGCTTATCAGGCTATTGACACAGGTTCTAATACATCGTATACAGACGTAGCAGCGTAATAGGAGAAAATTATGGCATCAACATTTACCCCTTTGGGTATAGAACTTCAAGCAACCGGTGAAAATGCCGGTACATGGGGTACAAAAACTAATACAAATTTACAATTAATTGAGCAAATATCTGGTGGATTTACACAGCAATCAATTGCTGGTGGTGCACAAACTACAGCTCTCTCAGTTTCTGATGGAGCAACTGGTGCTGTTATGTCTCATAGAATGATAGAATTTACAGGTACAATCACAGGTAATCAGATTGTAACAATACCACTTGATGCTCAAAACTTTTATTTTTTAAGAAACTCAACATCAGGTGCATACACAGTTCAATTTAAATATGTCTCTGGTTCAGGAGACTCGTTTACTTTTTCAACAACAGACAAAGGTGATAAGATTGTTTTTGCTGCTGCGGATGATGGCACAAACCCAAATATCAAAACTCTTGCAATTGGAACTGGTATAGCAAGTGTTGCTGCTGATACATCACCACAATTAGGTGGGGATCTTGATACTAATAGTTTTAATATAGCTATTGACGATGCTCATGGAATTAATGATGAGAACGGAAACGAACAGATAATTTTTCAAACTACAGCATCTGCAGTAAATCAGTTTGATATTACAAACGCTGCGACTGGTAATGCACCTAGCATATCAGCAACAGGTGGTGATTCAAACGTAGACATCGCTTTAATTCCAAAAGGAACAGGTGAAACTAAAATTGGTACAGGTGCAGCTAATGCAACTTTAACATCAAGTGGTGCGCATGATTTAATTTTAGATACAAATTCAGGAACAAACTCTGGAACAATAACTATAACAGATGGAACTAACGGAGATATTACAATAGCTCCTAACGGAACTGGTGTTGCTAAAGCTGTAGATGGCGGAGACAACACAGCTGCAATTAAAATTGCAGGTAAAGAGAGTATTTGGGTTCCAGCAGTTGCTATGTATCCTAATACTACAAATGGTTGTGCAGATCTAGCTCAAGTTGAATTAGCAAATGGCCCAGAAATTAAAACTTTTGATTTTGATAAAGACTCAGATGAGTTTGCACAATTTGCTATAGCTTTTCCTAAATCATGGAATGAGGGCACAATAACTTTTCAAGCTTTCTTTACAGCAGATTCAACAAACACAGGCACTGTTTCATGGGGTTTATCTGCTGTTGCTATTGCAGATAATGACAGCATCAATACAGCTTTTGGTACACAAGTTGCACCAACAGCAAAAGCTCACAGCGGAACAGCAAACGATTTAGATGTCACAGCAGAAAGTGGTGCAGTAACTATTGCCGGTTCACCTAGCACAGATGAACAGGTATTCTTTCAAATATCTAGAGATGTGTCAGAGGATTCTTTAACAGCTGATGCAAAACTTTTAGGTGTAAAAATATTCTTTACTACTGACGCTGCTAACGACGCATAAGAGGATAGAATATGAAAAATATAGATAAAAATCTTACTATTGGTAAGAACACAAAAAATACTCAATCAAAAAAAACTAGAGGTTTTGGTTATCAAATTTTAGGTTTTGGATCCGGTGGTGGAGGTGCAAAATTTGTTGCAGCTTCTGGTGGAACTGAGTCAACTTCAGGTGATTTTAAAATTCACACATTTACAAGTCCTGGTACATTTTGTGTATCTTGTGCAGGTAACCCCGGAGGTTCAACTACGGTAGAATATTTAGTTGTTGCTGGTGGTGGCAGCGGCGGAGGACTTCAAATAGCCGGCGGTGGCGGCGGTGCCGGTGGTTTTAGAACTAACTTTCCAACATGCACTGGAACTCCAGTATGCGCTCAAGGTTATCCAGTAACCATTGGCGGTGGTGGTGGAGGTTCTAGTGGTAATGCAGCTCAAAATTCACCAGTTGGTAATAATGGATCTGACTCATCAGCACTTTCAATAACTTCTAGCGGTGGTGGCAGAGGTGGATCAAAACACCCAAATAGTTCTGGACAACCAGGTGGTTCTGGGGGTGGTGGAAATGGTAGATCGACTTATCCTAAAGGCACTGGAAATTCTGGAGGTTTTACTCCATCTGAAGGTAATCCGGGTGGTAATGGAAATGGTCAAAATTATGCTAAAGGTGGTGGCGGAGGTGGTTCCGGTGGCTCTGGTGGTAATGCATCTGCTAACGCTAATAGTTCTGCACCTGGTGGTCAAGGAACACAAAACAATATAGATGGAAATAATTTTTTCTGGGCTGGTGGTGGCGGAGGTGCTTTTAGTGATATCCCTGCACCCTCTAATCCAAGTAATACTCAAGATAGATCTGGAGGAAACGGCGGAAATGGTGGCGGCGGTGGTGGCGCATGCACAGGAGGCGGTGGTCCTGTTTCTAGAACTGGAGGAACAGGAGGCATGACTTCAATCAACGGAGGAGGTGGTGGAGGCACTTCTCCTAATACTTTTCCTGGATCATTTAACGCTGGGACGCCAGGTGGTAGTGCTGGTGCAAACTCCGGTGGTGGTGGAGGCGGTGCAAATTCAAACAACCCTGCAAGTTCTGGTAGTGGTGGTAGTGGAGCTGTAATTATAAGGTATAAGTTTCAATAGCATGGCACATTTTGCAAAAATAGATGACAACAACGTAGTGTTAACAGTTTTAACTTTAGATAATAAAGAAATAGTTGACGCTGAAGGTGTGGAACAAGAAACATTAGGTCAGAATCATTTACAACATCATCACAGTTGGCCTGCTGAAAAATGGATTAAAACCTCGTATAACACAGAGGCTAATGTACATAAATTAGGTGGCACACCTTTTAGAGGAAACTACGCAGGAAAAGGCTACACTTGGGATCCAGATAATCAAATATTTTGGCCACCCTTACCTCATCAAGATTGGAAAAAAGATATTTCAACAGCTCGATGGATTGCACCCATTGCAGAACCTGCATTAACAGCAGAACAACAATCACAGAATGATGCTAGCACACATTATTGGGCTTACGTTTGGAATGAAGATGCATATAAGTTAGATAACACAACTGGCTGGGAATTGACAAATTTATACGATTAATATATAAATTAATCGTGGTATGCATAAGAAAGTATTATTAACAAAGACAGAAAAATTTTTATATTGTGGTGAGGTTTTGATGCCAGAGGGCTTTGAAATTAATCCTATAGAGATAGCATCTAAAATAATAGAAACTTATATCACAGGACAAAAATTAAAATTTTGTAAGGCAGTCGATATGATGGAAACATATGTTAGAGAACATATAGGTGCTTATGAAGAAGTTTATTTAGAAACCTTAGATTTTTCTGGAAAAGTTTATTATTCTAATCAAGTCACAAAACCAGAGTTAGATATAAATGCTGATTTTACATTGTTATATGGCGTTCATGTAAACGATTGCACAGTTCATATAATATATGAAGACAACAGAGAAAAATTAATTAGACACATACCTTTAACAAATAAAAAATTTATTCTTTTTCCTTCAAAGTTTTTACATTACATAACTAATGAACAAGAAAATCATCATCTAAATATAATTCAAAAAATAACTTATATACAAAAATAAAATGATATTTGAAAATAATTATTGGTTTTTTAAATCAGCAATACCACCCAGAGTCTGTGATGATATAATTAAGTTTGCTTTAAATAAAACAGAAACTATAGGAAGAACTGGAGAAAATAATAATAAATTAGATAAAGAAAAGTTATTTAAATTAAAACAACAAAGAAATTCTAATATTGTTTGGTTAAATGATCCTTGGATATATAAAGAAATAGAACCTTTTGTCAAAATAGCTAATAAAAACGCAGGATGGAATTTTCAATGGGATTATCCCGAAGAAATTCAATTTACAAAATATAAAAAAGGTCAATTTTACGATTGGCACTGTGATTCTTCTGAAAAAGAAGGTCCAAAAATTAGAAAAATATCTATGACATGTCAACTAACTGATGGTTCTGAATATGAAGGCGGAGAATTAGAGTTTGATTTTAGACAATACAATCCAATTAAAAGAGATGAGTCACGTCACGTTGTAACAGAAAAAAATGCTCTATCTAAAGGATCTATAGTTTTGTTTCCTTCTTTTATTTGGCACAGAGTTAAACCAGTTCATAAAGGCACGAGATATTCACTAGTGGTATGGTTTCGTGGAGAAAAATATAAATAATATGTTTATACTTAAAGACAAAATAAATAAAAAAGTTTGTAAAGATTTAATAAATATTTATGAAAATAGTGATCAAAAAGAAATGAACCACAACACCCAACATGCAATTATGAATCAAGTAGTTTTGTATGCAAATGATGAAAAATTAGCCCCTTTCATAAAAGAATTAATAAAAGTTAAAGATAAATACGTTAAAAAATATGAATACATTCATATAAATCAAGAACCTTGGAATATTTTTAAAAATATAAAAATACAAAAATATGATCCTGGTCAGTCTTACTTTGGTTGGCATGCTGAGGCAAACGGGGAGTATAATGATATACTTAACACTAAAGATAGAATATTAGTTTTTTCTACTTTTTTAAATACTATAAAACAAGGGGGAGAAACAGAATTTCTTTATCAAAAAGAAAAAATAAAACCAGTAGAAGGCAGGACAATTATATTTCCAGCTTATTGGACACACACTCACAGAGGTAATTTAACAAAAGAAACTAAATATATAATAACAGGATGGTGGGCCTATGAGCGTTAAAAATTTTTTTAGCACACCTATATATAGTGAAAATAAACCAGAGTTTTTAAAATCACTAAATAAAGCTAGTGATAAATATATTAAAAAATCAAAATCTAGTCCTATTAATAAAGCGTATGTTAAAAAATTTGGAGATTTTGGAACAACATATCATTCAACCCCTCTTATAAACGATAATGATTTTTTTGATTTTAGAAATTATGTTGGAGAAAAATGTTTTGATTTTTTAGATCAATATGGTTTTGATATGGAGAGGTATAGATTATTTCTTACTGAAATGTGGGTTCAAGAGTTTTCTAAAAAAGGTGGTGGACATCACAGTGCACATGTGCATTGGAATCAACACGTATCAGGTTTTTATTTTTTAAAATGTAGTAATGAAACATCGTATCCAATATTTCACGAACCAAGAACAGGTGCACGAGCTACAAAACTACATGTTAAAAAAAATGACAATGTAAATAATTATGCTGATGAGTTGGTATATTTTAAACCACAACCAGGTGATTTAGTCATCTTCCCAGGTTATTTAGAACATCACTTTGCTGTAGATCATGGTGTAGATCCTTTTAGATTTATACATTTTAATTTTCAAGCTATCTTAAAAGGAATGGCAAAAGACAATGTTTAAAAAAGATAAATACGCTGTAATACGTCAAGCAATATCAAAAGATTTAGCAGCTTTTATTGCAAATTATTTTTTAATGAAAAAACAAGTTTACGATACTTGTCGTAAAGAGAGGTATATTTCACCATTTGAAACTATACTTGGATCTTATGAGGAATCGAATGGACAAGTACCTAACACATATTTTTCTTACGCAGACATAGCTATGGAAACTTTATTACTTAAATGTCAACCAAAAATGGAAAAAATAACGGAGTTAAAATTATATCCAGCTTATACTTATGCAAGAATATATAAAAAAGGTGATATTTTAAAAAGACATAAAGATAGATTTAGTTGTGAGATATCTACAACTATGAATCTTGGCGGTGACGATTGGCCAATATATTTAGAACCATCTGGAAAAACAAATAAAAAAGGAGTTAGAATAGATTTAAAACAAGGGGACATGTTGGTTTATTCTGGTTGTGAGTTAGAACATTGGAGAGAAAAATTTAAAGGTAAAGAGTGTGTTCAAGTTTTTTTACATTACAACAATTCTAGAACAGCTGGAGCTATAGATAATATGTTTGATAAACGTTTACATTTAGGTCTTCCACAATGGTTTATAAAATGATATAAAGATTTAGATGCAATGGATACCACCACACCACTCCATTGCATCGCACTAAAGAATGATTATAGATACACATTTAGAACGAAAAATGTTAAGAAAATATTTTTTTATAGTGGGAACTATAAAAGATATTAATGACAAATATTTTATTAAAAAGATTAATAAAGAAATATTAAAAGATAACGCTCAAAATTATGTTACAAATATTAAAGGTAAAATGACTTTTTGGGAGTCTTTTTTAAATGATCCAGAGTTTAGAAAATTATTTTCACAATTTAGACACTACGTTGATTCAAATAGCATATTTAATGATAGATATTACAAATTAAAAAATGCCTGGGGATATGTGATAGGTAAAAAAGAACAAACTTTGTTTCATGATCATTTACCTAATGTGTGGTCTGGGGCAATTTATCTAAACGATCATAGTCAAACTTTAGATTTTCCTGAGCTAGATATATCAGTTAAACCAGAAAAAGGTAGGTTTGTTCTATTTAGTTCTTTTTTAAATCATGGTTGTAAAATAAATAATATAAATAAATTAAAATATGGTTTAAGTTTTAATTGTGAAGATTACAATTCTGTAGATCAAATAGTAAATGTAAGGGGATTAAACAAATAAATAAGTGGTTTAAAACCTTTAAAATCTGTGATATTAGCTGTAGTACTATTGGAAAAAAGGATTTAAATGCTACAAAAAATAGGATTTCAACCAGGTATTAATAAACAAATCACACCCACAGGAGCAGAAGGTCAGTGGATAGATTGTGATAATGTTAGATTTAGATATGGCACTCCTGAAAAGATAGGTGGATGGAATCAATTAGGTGGATCTGGGGCTAATGAATTAACAGGTGCAGGTAGAGGAATGCACCATTTTATAAACAGTTTATCTAGAAAATATTCTATTATAGGTACTAACAGAATACTATATGCTTTTTCTGGAGGGGTGTTTTATGATATACATCCAATTAAATCCACAACAACATTAACAAATGCATTTACTACAACTAATGGGTCACCAACTGTTACAATAACTTTTAGCACACCTCATGGTGTTAATCCTCAAGATATAATATTATTAGATAATTTTACTACAATAACAGATTCTAATTTTGGATCATCTGATTTTGATGATAAAAAATTTATGGTAACAACTGTTCCTACAAGCACAACATTAACTATTACAATGCCTTCTAATGAATCAGGATCGGGAGCAACAACATCAGGTGGCATACGAGTGCAACACTATTATACAGTTGGACCAGCTGTGCAAGCAAAAGGTTTTGGTTGGGGACTTGGTTCTTGGAGTGGAGAAGATACTTCTGCTAGAACAACAACTTTAAATGGAGCGTTGTTAGATGATACTGCAGGAACAGGTGGATCAGGAACATCTATTGTATTGACCGATGCCTCACAATTTCCAAGTTCAGGTACAAACTTTATTCAGGTTGGAAATGAAGAAATTTCATATACAGGTGTTACAGGAAATACGTTAACAGGTATTACAAGAGCTGTTAGAAACTCTACAAGATCAGCACACAGTGATGGTGCCACAGTCACAAACTCATCAGACTTTATTGCATGGGGTGAGGCAGCGTCAGGTGACTTGGTATTAGAACCAGGTATGTGGTCGTTAGATAATTTTGGTGACAAAGCAATTTGTCTTATTCACGATGGCCCTGTTTTTTCTTGGGATTCTAGTTTATCTAATGCAACTGAAACAAGAGCTACAATTATAACTGGTGCACCAACTGCATCAAGACATATGTTAGTTTCTACACCAGATCGTCACTTAGTTTTTTATGGAACAGAAACAACGATAGGAACACCATCAACACAAGACGATATGTTTATAAGATTCTCTGATCAGGAGGATATAAATACATATACACCCACAGCGACCAACACAGCCGGCACACAGAGATTGGCCGACGGATCACAGATCAGAGGAGCGATCAGAGGTAGAGATGCGATTCTTGTTTGGACTGACACAGCATTATTTACACAACGTTTTGTTGGACAACCATTTACGTTTGCGTTTGCTCAGGTTGGAACTCATTGTGGACTCGTTGGACAGAATGCATGTGTTGAGGTAGATGGTGCTGCGTATTGGATGTCAGAGAATGGTTTTTTTAGATATGCTGGTAAATTAGAATCTTTACCGTGTTTAGTAGAAGACTTTGTTTATGATAATATAAATTTAGATTCAGGTAATCAAATGGTATCTGCTGGATTAAATAATTTATTTGGTGAGGTTATGTGGTTCTATCCAGAGTCTAATTCTTCAGTGGTAAATAGAATGGTATCATATAATTATTTTGATTCATCACCACAAAGACCGGTTTGGACAGTCGGTAGTTTAGCAAGAACAATGTGGAGAGACTCTGCAGTATTTGGTAAACCACATGCTTTAGAATATGATGCATCTACTGATACATCTTTTGATGTGGTTGGAAATACAGAGGGTAGAACAAGTTACTATGAACATGAAACAGGAACAGATCAAAATAGAAATGGAACTATTACTGCAATTACTGCAAATATAACATCTGGAGATTTTGATATTACAGCTCAAAGGACTGCACAGGGACAACAGACTGGTGTCGCAACATTCAGAGGGGATGGTGAGTTTATAATGAAGATAAGAAGATTTATACCTGATTTTATATCACAAACAGGGGCAACTAGAGTTACATTGAATCTAAGAAATTTTCCAAATGATACGGCAGCTAGCTCATCACTAGGACCATTTGATATAACGTCTTCTACACAAAAAGTAGATACGCGTGCGAGAGCAAGAGCCATAGCGTTAAAAGTAGAAAACACATCAACTAGTCAAAACTGGAAGTTAGGAACTTTTAGATTAGACACACAACCAGATGGACGTAGATAATGGCAAAGATAGTGCAGGTTTTAACAAGACCAAGTAGAGAATATCAAATTGAAACAGCAGAGGCACAGGTTAGGGATCTTGATGCGATAGTGGAAAAATTAAATACTACGTTTCAAGAAGAATTAAAACAGGAGGTAGAAGCACAAAACTTCTTCTTAAATTAATGGCTAATAGTTTTAAAAATAAAAAAGTAGATTTAACAACAACTGATCTTACAACATTATATACAGTGCCAGCTGCAACAACAACTGTGGTTAAATCTATATTAGTGTCCGAGGACGCCGGATCAGGGACCACGATAACAGTAACGTTGGTTGATGCTAGTAGCAACGTATTTAGTTTATTTAAAACTAAAACTATATCAGGTAATGCTACAACAGAACTTTTAACTCAACCTCTTGTAATGGAAGAGAGTGAGATACTTAAGGTACAA